AGGTCTTCATCGGTACCAACCGGGCCTGTGCCAAGGAACTGGAACGGCGGGGCTTCCGCTACAGCCACGACGACGTTCTGACGAAACGGGAATATTGGAAGCGGACCGACGGCAAGCCGGACATCTTCATGGACCACAGCGCTACCATCACCAAGGTTGGAAAGCAGTGGGCAATCTCCGACTTTCTCAACCGCAATGGAGTGAAGTGAAAATGGTTCAAAAACAACATGCAGTTGTTTGACAACCACTGTCTTCTGTATATGCTAATTGCATGAAGCTGCCAACAACCGCTGACGAATTTGTTAGTTTTATGACATGGGTTTGGTCTCACGAGACCTCCTATCCACAAAATGCTCGTGAGATCGCTGCATTAATTGATGCAGAGCGTCTTTACCATACTGTTGGCGGCAGAGCATCTGTATGGGAACTTTTAGATAAAACTCGAGTCATCATTAGCAATGATGGATTGGAGATTCGTAAACCCCGCCACCATAGAGTCTCCAAATATCATCCTTTAAGTCGATTTGATAACCAATTGAAATACAAAGGCGGCCATTATAAGGTATTGAGAAAAACGCTTCAAGTATTAGTGGCATTGCTTGATGCGCAAGCGCCGGCCGATGAATTACTTGAGCGATGTGATGATGCATATGTTGCAATTAGATATTTCAAGCAGGTGGAGACTGAGGCTGGCGCTGGTTTGAGAAAGAAAAGGGCTCGGCGACACCTTATAAAACGGGCTAATGAGATGGTTCAACAACCTCATTATATGAAATTTCTACGTGAGTGTAAGCGACTTGGTATCAACCCTGTAACGGAGGAATATGATGAAGAAGCGCATAACCATGAAGGCCCCGAAAAAGGTGGCTAAGCGGAAAAGAAATGTTATCAACACTTACAAGGGTCTTCCTGTTCTCGACGCCCCTGAAGATCTGACTATTACTGCAAACAAGGAGGACTGGAAGAAGGGCATTCCCGGCGATCTCGGCCATTGCATTTATGCTTGCGGCATTATGCGGGAGACTGGTTCACCAGAAGTGGAGGTCGGCAAGAGTCGTACCTTGGTAATGTCCAAGGATCGTTCGCACTGGACTCGATATCAGACCTCCAAGGCAATGCGGGCCCAGTTTGTCGCGGGTGACCTTACCGACAACAAATTCTTCAAGATGTTCGACTTCACCATCAAGAAGTTCAAGGCACCAAGCAAACGGCTTGGTCGCGGTACGCAGGGCACCAAGCGAATTGCGGATTCGGACGGCAAGAAGACCCGGCCGTCCGAAAAAGCTGCTGCACACAAGCCAACCCGGCACAGCCGGATGAAGTTTAAGGACAACGGCATCCGCGAGCGGGTCGGTCGTCTCGAAACTATAACGCTTGGATAAAAAGCAAGGGCGGAGTACTCCGCCCTTTTGCACCGCAATATCTTTTGATACATTTTCATTCCTTTTTGGGTTGACTCTGCTGTGGAAGCTGCTACAGTGGCGACATAACGAAGGAGAGCGTGCTATGGTTTAGAGTGTCCCAAGCCCGTCGCCGTGTTGCCAGGCGTTTGAAACGGGAGTTGGAAATCCAGGCAGCCGTGCAGGATAAAATCCAGGTCCTGCACGTTGAAGGATCCCCGGTTGATGGGGTAATGCGGTCCCGACTAAAAGTTCGGACCTGGTAGGAAGTGAAGGGCGGCTAACGGCAAATGGCCACATGAGATTCCTTAAGGTGGGCCGCCCCATTTTACTCTTTATTCAATTCCAACAAAGAGGCTGAAGAATGTTTCGTCAACTTAAGACCAACCAAGTCGCTCTCCTGCTGCACGGTCTTCGGGCAGTGGAAGTGATGGATCTCACCGAGGACAAGCAGAAGCTGGTCAAGATGCTCGAGGGCGAACTTGCTGCCCGTGGCGCCCGGCTTGTCCCCGAGGATGAGCTGCACAAGGGCAAGAAGGCCGCCTAACTTCAGTTTAACGCCACCCTGCGGAAACTTACGAAGCCCGCAGGACATCCAGGGGTAACGGGACCACCAGCGGCGTGCAACGGTCCCACAGGAGGCTGAACGTGGCGGAATATGCATACCACATTGAGGTGGTGAACTCCTCCGGAGTTTGGGTGTCCACCAACGCCATCCACAAGCCAACGCAGATCAGCGAACAGGGCGCCAGGGGCGTTCTGCATGAATGCCGCATGGGCAATCCACGGCGGGTCTACCGTCTCGTGAAGCTGCACAAGGAGATTCTGGATGGCTAGCATGGATGTCGCCTTTTGTTTGGCACTGCTCAAGGAAGCGCACAAGCTGGTCAAGAAGCATTTCCCAAAAGTCAATCTCCGTAAGGATGCCTGGACTTACCATTTCCACAAGGACAATTGGGAGTTCCACGGTCCTGAGAAGTTCTACTGGCATGGTTCTGCCGCCAATGGCTGGGATGCTCGCTACAAGGGCTGGATGGCCTATCTCAAGCACAAGGGTATTGAGGCATGACAGAGCGCAAGAAGTCCGAGATTGATACTGTTTCAGCTGACAGCATCAAGGCCAACGACGAAATCTGGGTGTACGGCATGTGGTTGAAGGTCGTTACCGTACGACCTGTAAATGAACATCCATTTCAATTTCGGCAATTTCACTTCAATGAATTCCGCAACTGCATTCGTGTGCCGGCGGGCTGGAAGGTGGAGCGCAGGATCAAGAGCTAGACAAGCGGCTCTTGTGGTGTTACACTAGAGCCGCAGTGAACAACATCAAATTTTAGGAGGGCGGCAAGTGGCGAGAGACGTTACCCTGCAGATCAACTCGCTGCAGAAATGGATTAACCGGCGCAAGTCCAGAGGCACCAATGTCACGTCCGACATGGTGTGGGAAGAAATCAAGCGGTCCTGGTCCTGGATCGATGCGGCGGATCGGGAAAAGATCTTCCAGGGAGTGAAATTCTGATGGCCAAGCTGAGAATTGGTCGCGATCATTCCTCTCATACTCAAGATTTTGAACTGGTCGACCTTCATGAGGCCGCCCAGGTTGAGGTGATTATCGACGCCGAGCACAAGCTGTGGATTAATCTTAACGGCAAGTGCTTGTTACGAGTTGGCAAATGTGCCGACATCATCATTCAAGACGACAGGTCAAGAGGGCGGCATGACAGGAACTGAAACAACGGTTGAACGGCACATCTTCACCAAACAGCAGCTTGAAGCAGCGGCTCGCTGTCTGGCAACGCTGGATATTGTCGGCTCGCTGCTCGCAGGCAATGTCGGCGATGCCACTTTCAAGTGGCGACCTGACGGATCACTGGAAGTTGCGACGCCGGTCACTGGCGTGTGGCGGCTGCAACAGGGTGAAATGCGGCGAGACGATCCGAGGCAGGCATGAGTTCGGACAACGAACTGGATCTTGAAATCGCGGGCGCCAATGTCAGGTTGAGGGCAAACGGCATTGATGCCCGTATTCAGCGCTGTGGCAAATGCCATGGCAAGGGTACCGTCACGAGCTTCTTTCTGCGGATTGATAAGGAATGCTCTCGGTGCCATGGCTCCAGAGTTGTGTTGGTAATTGAATGACAGCGCCACCCAAGGGTATTATCCACATTAAGATCACTCGCCACCAAGGGCGGGTGCTTGAGGAAATCGTCAACCAGTTTGGCGAGCAGTATGACAACGACCAAATGACGCCCTGGTTGCAAGAACGTCTCAAGCTTCTTGATGAAATTGGCGAAGCCATTATCAAGGCGGAAGAGAATTACGACCGCAATGGTGGCAGGCCCGACACCCGCCCGTCCTCCAAGGATCGGAAGCGGATCAAGGGCAATACAGCCGACAGGCAGATTGGGTAGAGTCATGGAGATTGACGCACGGTAACAATGAAGTGATTTCAAGAACCCGGCTACGCCCGGGGTTTTTCTTAGGGTTAATTCAAACTAATAACCAAACCCATAATAACGAATTCGTGTAACTCTTGAGTTGACAAACAGAAACGATGCTATAATATGTCTAGCATACGTTAAGCCAATAGGGGCTTTAACAAAACCTTGGAGGTGCTAATGCGCAAGTTTGCAATCGTGGGTCTTTTGTTTATCGGTTCCATCGTCTCGGCCGCCGCCACCACCCTTCCCACGTCCCTGGGCGATCCCATTTGCCAGCAGGCCACGTCCCTGGCCGCCTGCCAGGCTCATGTGATCTACGTCGGCTCGCTTCATCCCTATGTCGACACTTCGCCGCTCTACATGAAGCAGATCGATCCTCGCGACAACGGCGTGTTCAACTATGCCGGCGGCAGCAACGCAGGAGTCGGCGCCAAGTAGTCACTCCGTCGCCGAGCAGCCCCCCATCCCATGTCTCGGTGACGAGGTGGGAGACCCCAGGCCGCCCCTGGGGTCTCTTCTTATGTGATGTAGAAAGGAGACGTATGGAGTATAGCGCTGTTAAGGCGGCAAAAGAACTTGCTGCGACCTATGGCGTAAAGCTCAGCGAAAAGCAGCACAAGAAATTTGTTGAAGCGCTTGCAAAGGCGCTTGTAGAAGCGCATAATGCTGGCTACCGTAAAGGTCATGACGCCGCAGAGTACGACGACTCGAAGTGAGGGGCTCTTGTTCGCCAGGCTGGTTAAGATCGGCGATTTCTCCATTTGGGTGACCTGTTCACCAAGCACGCCTTTGAGTGAAGTATTAATAAAGGCTGCCCGCGAAATGGAGCGGGTGGAGAAGATGCGGCTTATTGAGCATTGTGCTGAAATGGGCCGTCTATGGAGTACAATCAGCAAATGAGCAGCAAAGCAGCACGGATCCTTAACGCCGTTGCATTCTCCCATGCCCTCTTCTATATCCTGAAGAGACAGGATGACATGTGCTACCAGAGCGACTTGTGGAAACGTCAGTTTGCTCGCATGATGATGGATATGCCTCAATATCTTCGTCATAGGGCTACCAGCGGGTCCCTCGTGATACTGGTAAAAAAGAAGATTATTGTACTTGGAAGATCACGGCAGGGATTGACCATCACCCTTGGGTCTCAGGGGCGGCGGTTAGCAAGAAGTTAATGAAATAGCGTCAACTCATAGGGTTGACAGCTTGGCCTGATGTGCTATACTGGGCTACCAACTAAGGAGCCGGGTGTATGTCAGACCAAAAGAATATCATTACTGTCGAATTGGTGACCCAGAAAAACGGGTCCAATGAGCGCACGGTTGAGTTTACAGGTACTGAACTCCCGGTGTTCAAGAACATTTTCATTTGGCTTTATGCCGAGTTCCCCTGTCACGTCAAAGCACTGAGGATTAAATAATGGCGAAGGTTGTCAAGCTTGCCCGTATCTCCAAGAACGATGTCGACTTACTCGGATATTATCTCGCTGAGGCGGCGGACTGGATCGCAAAAGCTGAGGTCCTCAAGAAGAGAATCAAGAAGGCTGGTCCTGGAAGTTACGAGGGCGTCTTCTACAGAGCCACGATGGCGGAGTACGAAGAGAAGAGGCTCAATATGAAGGCGGTTCGGGCCAAGCTCTCCAAGCAGTTCATTCGGGCCAATACCACCACCAGCATGAAACAGGTGGTGAAGATTGTGTCCAAGCAGGGCAAGAAGCTCAAGAAGGTGGCAAATGACGTCGGTTGAATTTGAACAGATGCTTTCCTTTAAGCCCGACAAGGTCTCGCCATGTCTCCGTGATCTGATCTTTGATCATTACCTGGAATTGTCTGCTGGTGACGGCCGCCTTGCCGACCGCTGTACCAAGGCCTATACGGACCTGCTTCATGCGAAGATGAAGGTTGATTGATGGCGGAGGACCGGATCTATCTAACTGTGGCACGGGAAAAGCGCCAGCCGCAGAATGATGGATACATGGCGGTCCTCAGCCGTGGCTCACCTCAGCTTGGTGACAAAACTGTAGTAGTTCTGGACGTCACAATTGTTCAGAGCATGAAGGAGGCGAAGGCCTGGAAGAAACGGCAACTTGAAACCTGTCCATGGGAGACCCGACAATGAGCTGGCGTCTTTGGAAAGCGATTAGGCTGCGTTGGTACATTTGGCCAGTTCCTCACATTCGAGTATGGATCGACTTCGGCGCCTGGAAACGGATCAGGTGAATGTTCAAATTCTATATTACCACTCCAACATATAGAGGAACTATGAAAGTTCAATGGGAAGAGAAAGACATCAATCCTGGCCGTCTTGTCCGCAAGACGGATACAGGTGTCACAGGTCTGTGGATGATCTCGTGGCGCCATCGCACCTCCTTGGAGACGGAAGACGACAAACGTATCGAACGAAATTTTGGTATTGATCCGCCGAAACTGTTGGACACCCATCGTTGGGGATTGGTCTCAATGGCAGATGGTATGTGGATGCAGATTGGTAGTGGCATTAAGTCGGCAGTCGCCGTTTATCTCAACGAGACCGACGCATTACCCATCGAACTGACCGACGGCTTGCCACAAGATTTTCTGGACAAGCACCGCAAATAGACGGAGGTATTCCAGTTGAAGATTAATAGAGCACATGCAGGAGCCTTGCGGGATTTAGAGCGAGCCCAACGCCGCCTGCATATTGCTGCTCTTGATTTGCAACGCAAGGAAGAACAGCATCTCCGGGCACAGAACTATTATAATGAACGATATGCAGCCGTTCGTCGTGCAGTTGATGCTTTGGCGGAGTTTGAAGATGGCCAACGAGATTGATAAGGCCAAGCTGGTAAACGACGTCGCTATTATGACAGTCTTGCATTGGCTAGTCGAGCGGTCTTCCACACTAGCAAAAGGGCGTGACGATATGTTAAGCTTGCTGCGCCACCAGTTATCGGCCACTCAGCATCTGGTGGAAGATCTCAACGACGCAATACCAACTAAAGCGGATAATGATCAATGAAACCTGGTGAATGGTTTTATCGTCGAGTATTTGGTGGGTTTGAACTTTGGACAATTGGCGAAGATAATCGGGAATATCTTTGCGGGCTGATCTACAAAGAAACTAACGCTGACTACATCGTGGAGGCACTCAATTATGAAACCTATGTTACCAATGGTCAATTGACGACCAAGTAATCGGTGCTTATATTAAAGGCACCAATCAAAGTAAGGGCTGTTATGAAAGACATCAACGAAAACAAACCTCCGCAGGACATGCTGGACTCAGCTCGCAGGTTTGGCCAAGGCAAGCCATCAGCATACACGGTTGAACGAGTGCGGGACTATTGCGAGAAACATCTCTGCGCAAAACCCGCCGAGATCGCCGCCGCCTTGGAAATTCACGAGACCTTAGTTGGCAAAGCCATTAAGGCAATCCGGCTTGAACGTTCCCATAATAAAAAGAACGTTGATCCTAACGTCACTACGGTGATGATTGACCTGCCAAAATCCGACAATCCAGCAGAATATGTGTTGGCTTTACAGTCGGCTCAAACTATAATGCATCTTGCGGGCAACGATTCCGGATACCGCTCCCTTGGCAATCTTGTCTTGATGGTTGCTAAGGGTATGGAGGCAGCACCGCCACCCTTGCAGCGTACCCTTACGGTGGTCACCAAGAAACCGTGAGATCAACGTTTAACTAATTAGTTTGAGTTACCAACAACGGAGTAAGGCCAATTTAAATGAGCTATCATACTATAAAGGCCACGGTGTGGCAAACCACGCCAGAAGGCGCAACCATTAAGGTGTTCAATCCTTTACCCAGCACTGAGATTGAACACAACATTGATATTGAAGATTTGCGTACCGAGACCTTGAAAAAGGCCTATGGTGAGGTAGTATATCAATCAATTCTTGCACTTGTAAAGGACGGCAAGGAGTTGATTGATCCAAACCTTGAAATCCGAATCAAGATTGACGGCAAGAGCACGGAAGTCCGTACTACCAAGACCTACTAATTTGAATTTGTGCCATAGCGGACTTGACTTTTTGGTCGGGCCCGCTATTGTCTTGAACGCAACAAAGGAGTTGATAAATGGGCTCTAAGATTACTGCCTTGCAGGACGAAATGGCTTCGGAAGCGCTTGCAATGACCGATGAAGAAGTCATACAGTGTCATCAAATGGAACAGAAGATTATCGCTCGCCTGGAGACGATGGCACGTAAGCTCGGCGATCCAATTACGAATGAAGAAGAGAACTGGCTTGCCATCGTCTGCCACATGGCTTACCATGAATTGGTTATATTGCCTAAGAGAACGAAATAATATCACGTCACTCGTAGGCTTGACAAAGTAGCTCTAGCTGTTAGTATGCAGCTAGAGCTTTTTCATGGGATTGTGACCAATGCGAGGACCTGTTAACGGCGATATAGTCACGATGGGTAGCTTCACTCATGTGCAACCCGGATTAAGTGTCTCATTCAAGCAGAAGGACAAGAAAAACGTCGCCGTTTTCTTGCTGCTTGGCGAACAACCGAAGGACGGCTCATCACCGTTGGATTTAACCAAGGCGATGAATGCTCTTGGCTGGTACAGCTTGCAGCAGAAGTCCCCGGTTGCCCGCAAACGGAAAGTACCAACATCCACTCCAAAAGGAAGGGGAGATTAATGGCAACAACTACCAGGAGAGAAGCCATGAAAGACAATCGTTTGCCTACCGTGGCGGCCATGCCGGTGCCGCCACCTTCGACGATGCCACTTGAAGATGCTCGCTTGCATCGGGTGGCTCCCGAGCTGGAACATGCCCCGCCTCCACCGCCGGTGCCAGCTAACATGATGGAAGCCGCTGTATTGCATCAGACGGCACTCGAGCAGGAAGTGTTGGAGCTTCGTGACGTCAATGCGGCGGGCATTGCGCAGATCGAGGAAGACCGCAAACATCATGCCGCCGAAATCCTCCGGCTCAACGACCAGATTTCGTTCCTCAAGACCCAGAACGAAAATCTGCAAATTCAACGGGACACCTTCGCCAATTATGCCATTGAGGTCCGTACTCGGATGGTTAGCCTCACGAAGGTTATGGTGACCAGCGCCAAGGCAACCGAGGATGCAATCTCATCAACAATGACGGAGATCGACCAGTTCGTCGCCAATCGGCTCACTGCTCTTCGTGAGCTACAAGCTAGCAATGCGGCGATGGCCGTTGAGCTGGTGACTGAGGCACAGGAAACTGCTAAGAGCGCTGTTATTCTCAAGCTCGCAGAGCAAGAGACGGAAAAGGCAGCAAGCTAACGCAACGAAGGGCTGGGTCATTCCCAGCCCTTTTTCTAGACGGCTAGCGGCGAGGGATTCGGCGAGCAAGACGTTCAGCACGAGTAGATGTCTTCTCTTGCTCCACCTTGGCTCTGTAGACCCGAACACGATTACCGAGTTCGGGATACTGTTTTCTTGCCGCATCTCTGGCAAGCTCGTACGTAACAGCCTCTAAGACGCCGATCTTACCATCAACGCCGTAAATATCCCACTTAGTCATTTTTTGGCTCCCCTGGAGTGTATGTGCCCAAAGATACTTGCTTAAGCAACTCAAAGGCCTCATCATCAAGGCCTAGCACATGTTGTAGCCCTTGCATAGCAGTTTCTATGGGAACGCCGCCCCAATAGGCTCCTGGTTGGTCCTGCTGGTACCAGCAGAGAAAATTCATCAGACTCAACAACTTGTCAGGATCGTATTTTCTCATTTTCCATGGGCAACTAGAGTGGCGATCAGTACCTTCAACGTCTCAGGGGCAATTGATGTAGCGCCGGCTACTTCACCAAGTGAGGCGCAAATAACTTGCTGGCCTACCTGTATTAGCTCAACCATTAATGAATCAACTCGCTCATGAGCAATTCCATATCCTCGCAATTCTTCACGGATAGTGCTCAACTCAACTTCATTGGCTTTAACGCTATCAGGCATAAGATATCCCATGGTCGCTGCTAAATACCAGATTAAGGGAAAGGGCATTAAATGTCAATTAGTCGCGCTGATCTTATAACACAAACGCAGAAGAAGATAGAAACCTATTCTGACTTCTCGAACAATTTGGTCAAGCATCCAATTACAAATCAGCTCGTCGTATTGAAGAATGAAGATGCTGTACGACAAGCTTTCAAGAATCTCGTTTATACAGCAGTTTTTGGTCGTTTTTTCCAGCCTTTCTTTGGCACTAATGTAGTGCAATCTATGTTTGAGCTCGACACACCGTTTCTCATAGAAGACATTCGCAATGCAATAACACTTAGCGCTCGACAGTTTGAGCCACGCATTACCATCATTAATCTCACTGTGCTCGACTCGCCTAATAATAACGGCATTGCTGTCAACATTGTTTTTCAACTTGTGAACAATCCCAACGTAATAAATTTACCAATTCTCTTGAAACGTGTTAGGTAATTTGCTACGATATCGATGCTGCAAACGGTTTGCAGTGCTACAATGGAGAGGCTGAATGTAAGCAGTAACCATCAGGCCGCGAGGCCCAGATGGTGCAGAACCGTTCAAACACATATTCTCGAGGTAAAGGCGGTTGCATTGTGAGATTGTAGCCGCTTTTATCTTGACAGGGATGGTATACCTGCTATTGTGTAGTTACCGAGCGCCACGTAGGTAACGGGCTCCCCAACGGTGGGGTGGCTCCTTTGTTGGTAGTGGCACAAAGCCGGTCGACCTGTCAGCCCCGGAGTCGACCGGCTTTTTCTTGACTAGAATTCTGCTAAATACCTGATCGATAGCAAATCAGGTAAGAAATGGCCGCTAATACCTCACTCTCCATCACATCGCTGGACTTTGATACGTTAAAGCAAGCGTATATCCAGTTTTTAAGCACTCAGACAATCTTCAAAGATTATTCGTTCACTGATTCAAACATGAACGTTCTAATCGACGTGCAAACGTACAATTCCTACCTGAATGCTTTTTATTTAAACATGGTCGCATCGGAGATGTTCCTGGATTCAGCTCAAAAGCTGGATTCAGTTGTTTCACATGCCAAAGAGCTTAATTACCTACCGCAATCAGCTCGTTCTTCAAGCGCCAATATTGCATTCAACATTACTGCTACTGGTTTAACGCCACCTCTGATAATTCCAAAGGGAACATTGTTCACTGGGGTAAACACTAACGGCCAGTTCACGTTTACCACCCAACAACAGACCAATTATTTCTCAGGCAATAACATTTTCTCAATTACTAACCTTCAATTATTTGAAGGCGTATACATTACTGATACATTCGTCGTGGATTACACCAATGACAATCAGCAATTTGTTCTAACTAATCCAAATATTGATCTAAATTCACTCACTGTTACGGTGACAGAATCAGCAGTGAATACAAATTTCACATTTGCGTCCACTCTATTCCATCTGAATTCAAATTCAACAGTTTACTTCTTACAGGCAGCACAAAATGGTCAATATGAGCTTATTTTTGGTGATAACCTTTTTGGTCGTTTTCCTGATAACCTGGCGTTAGTTACGGCAAATTACCGTGTTTCATCAGGCAACACGGCAGACGGTATTACCAGCTTTACTTTAACTTCAGGTCTATCCAATACAAATGGTGGTGCTGGTATCATTGTTGGTCCTGTCACAGTAACTTCAAATTCAGCGGGCGGGGCTCCACCTGAAGCTATTGAATCAATCCGCTTCAGTGCTCCTCGTTACTTTGCGACACAAGAACGGGCTCTTGCATCTGACGACTATTCAGCACTGATCCTAGATAATTTCGGTGGAGTTATTAAGGATGTTAATACGTTTGGCGGTCAGTTGCTAACTGAGAAGAAATACGGCCGAGTTGTTGCTGTGTTGCAACCACAAGCTGGCACTGTGGCGCCAGATTACGTAAAGGCTGAAATCTCTAACTTCCTACTTGAATACATGGGGCTGCCAACACGCCTAATCATCCAGGATCCCGACTACCTATATTGTGGTGTTACTTCAACGGTACAATATGACCAAACAGCGACCTCATTGTTAGCAAATGACATTAAATCGCTAGTTGTCACTGCGATCAGCAATTATAGTTCAACAAATCTTCAGAAGTTTGATGGTGATCTAAGATTTTCAAAATTCGTATCTGCTATTGACAATGCGGATACATCAATCACTTCAAATGAAACCAATCTGCAAATTATCAAGCGACTTTCACCCTTTGTTGGGTTTGCTACTTCATATGCATTTAGTTTCAATAATGCTGCTGATATTGAGATAGGTGCATCAGGTACAAATGAAGGCAACAAATATGACAGTAATCCAGTTGTTACTTCATCTCCATTTACATTTACAGATGCAAATGGTGTTCAATGGCCTGCGTCATACATAAGAGATGACAGCCTGGGAAATTTGGTTGTGTATACTTTGATAAACAACCAATTCACCATCCTTAATACTGCTATCGGTACAGTGAATTACACAACAGGCGACGTAAGCATTAATAAACTCATTGCATCTGATTACGGAAATTACATTAGCCTTTATTTAACACCACTAACACCTGACATACTAATCAATCTGTCGAAGATTCTAATCATTGATTCAAACGATATTTCAATAACAGTTATTAATAAGCTCAACTAATGCAATTTGATATCCAAAAACAGATATCTCCGTTCATTGCCTCTCAATTTCCTGACTTTTATAAGACAGAGGGGCCGAACTTCATTTTGTTTGTACAGGCGTATTATGAATTCCTTGAGCAGGCATATAGTCCTACATATGAAAATAATGTTGCAACTTCAACTAACATCATATATCAATCTCGTAATCTTCTAAATTACAGAGATATTGACAACACCCTTGAATCATTTCTGGAACATTTCCAGAAAAAATATCTGTATGGCATCCCATTCAATGTCATTATTAACAAACGATTCCTGCTTAAGCACATTTTGGATGTATATAGATCCAAAGGATCAATTCAGTGTTATCGTCTGCTCTTCAAACTCATCTATAATGAAGACATCGATGTCTATCTTCCTGGAAATGACCTCCTTGCACCCAGTGATGGAACTTGGACTGTACCCACATATATTGAAGTCACGAAAACAGATTTCCTGCCTAATTTCGTAGGAAAAACGATTATTGGGTTATCCTCAAATACCACTGCGGTTGTTGAAAGCTATATTACCGAACCCATTAACAACAACTTAGTCGCTTCTCTGTATATTTCAAATATGCAGCCAAAGGGTGGTGCATTCATCGAGGGTGAGAAGATTGTAGATCATGATGTTCTTGGATCAACCATGTTTGCTGATATTGTCGGCAAGGCTCCAATCATCACTGGCTCATTAAATGATCTTAGCATTGTTAATGGCGGTCAAGGGTTTAATGTTGGTGACATTCTAGCGATTGTTCACAATGATCTAAGCAATAATGCGGTGGTATCATTTGGTATTAATGGCGTTGTTCGTGTTAGCAGCCTAACCCAAGCGTTCGGTTCATTGAATTTCTCTGTTCGTAAGCCAGGATTTGGTATTACTTCATCCCCAACAATATTAGTATATCCAGGTAATGGAAATACGCCAGGAACCGGTGCTTCGTTTGCCGTTGGTGCTATTTCTAATACTCAAACAGTGACGTACAATACGGATGTCATTGCAAATTATCTTACGACTACCTTGAATGCCAGCCAATACAACTTACCGGCTAACAATGTAGCCAATCTAACATCAAATGTTGGTACATCACTATCGTGGGCAAGCAATACTTTCGGATCACTTGTTACTCTAACTAATATACAGACAGGTAACAGTTATACCGTTGTGGCAAATACGTTTGTTGAGTCAATTGAAAATTCTCTGGCTCTTCCTGGTAGTGTGAACTATAACTCTGCTGCCAATACTGTAACAGGATCAGGAACTAACTTCACTTGGTATTTTTCCAACAATAGTTACATTGCTCTACAAGCAAATAACCTGTCTACCAGTATTGAATATGCGGTAGTAAAACAGGTCAATTCAGATACATCAATTACCTTGTATGGTCCGCCTACCAATACATCAAATGGTACTTCTGCATTCTATGTGGCTCCTGCAATTTTCCCAGCGAATTTCACACCACCAGACCCTCTTATGGTATCATCAGATGGATCAATAAATGGTCTGAACACATTAGTTGATGCATTTCCGTCATCAGGCAACTCAGTCATCGGTACTGTGGATATCTACAACTCAGGTAAAGGTTATGTCGATGGTGAAACAGTTGAACTTTATCTCTATTCAGCGGTATCGAATCCTGTTATTACCTCAGGCGGTGTAGGATATTCAAATGGTGATGCTCTTGTATTCTCAGGTGGTAATGGTACAACACCGACTGGTTTTGTCACAACTGATGCAAATGGAACTATTACATCAACCACAATAACATATGCAGGTTCTGGTCTTGCTTCAATCCCTACAATAACTGTGCAATCCAAGAATGGCACAGGTGCTTCCTTTACTTGTTCGTTAGTCCAATTCAACACTACATCACAAGTTATCGCCCATGTAATCAAAGGCGGTGTTGGTAAGGCGCCGGGTTATTGGAGCACAACGAAGGGCTTCCTAAACTCGGATAAATATATCCAGGATAGCTTCTTTTACCAAGACTATTCATATCAAATTAAAGCAGCATCACAACTGGAACAATATAAAGACATTCTTTATAACACATTCCATCCAGCGGGTGCTGAGCTTTTTGGAGAATTCCAGCTCATTTCAGCTGAAGACGCTCCTCTGACTATTGCGTATGAATCAAATACTGCTGATCCAACAGTACAGCTATGGTTCACAGCGGATCTGTCGGTTGTTAACGCTGATTCAGCTAAATATACCATCGACGAAGAAATTCTTTATACCCAATTCTCAGCGGATTCAAGCGCAGTTACAAGTGATTCTGCACTGCTGACAGTAGACCAGACCTAAGAGGAACGTAGAGCACTATGGCACAACAAAACATTAACGTAGGTACAGTACCCAACGACGGTACTGGTGATACGCTAAGAAATGCATTTATCAAAACTCAAAATAACTTTTCGGAGTTTTATGCCGCCTTTGCGCCTGTTCTGGCTTCAAATAATGTGGCTTTGGCAAACAACCTTACTGCTGGTAATTCCACAGTAAATTCTACTGCTAACTCAACAAGCCTAATTGTTACTAACGCATCAGGCCAAACTGTCATCACGGCAGCTTCATGGTCAACTGGTAACGCCACTGCTAATATGTCAGGTAACTCAGTTTACGAGACAATTGCCAATTCAACCGCAAATATCGTGATGACGCCTTCTACGCTAGCGATTTTATCCACTGCGGCAAATCTCTATATCGGTAATGCTACTGCATCATTCTTCGTTGCGAACACTTCAGCAGTTCAAGTAACTGGTAATACTCTAAACCTTGGTACCTCAAACGTTGCTGGCCATACCGCTTCTCTAGCAAATGGTTATGCGACAATGCCTGCTGGTTTAAAATTGATGTGGGGAACGCTGACCACGGTTAATACTACTGCTCAGATCACAACCTTTTCAACTACTGTTGGTACAGCATTCCTAACCAATGCGTTTGCGGTATTTGCAACTTCAAACAATTCAGCAACTCACGTTGCGGTACAGTCAGTAAACTCAACTACTATTACACTTATTTCAAATAACGCTACTGCACAAACTGCATATTGGGCGGCACTAGGAATATAATTGAATGGGAGCAATCCTCTCTAATTTTAGAAAGACTATCGTTGATAGTTTGATCAGTGGCATTTCTACGAATGCCCAATGTCTCTTTGCGTTTGCTTCAAATCCAGTCCCATATACTGGAAATACTCCTCCTGTAACATTGGATGGATATAATGGTTTCATCAATAATTGGCAGATGTTGTTTGGAAAGAGGTTGGGTGTTGGTGACTTAATTCCAATGATCCGTAATGTCCAATGGACGTCAAATACAGTCTATGATCAATACGATAATACAGTTGATCTAACTAATCTCAACTTTTATGTGATTACTCCGCCCCAAGTTGTGGGCGGTTCTTATAATGTCTTCAAATGCATTAACAATGCAAACGGAGCACCATCAACTCAAGTACCCAATCAAGTTCAGCCTTCTTCATTCACAACGGCTGATGGATATACCTGGAGGTATATTTCCACGATCACAAATGCTGAATATAATAAATTCAATACATCTGACTTTGCGCCAGTCTATACTAACACAACACTATCAACAAGCGCCTTTTCTTATGCGGGTGTTGAGAATGTTGTAATCACTAATGGTGGTAATGGATATTCATCATATTCAATATCAAATAATAATCTTGTTCTTGGTGTCATCAACGCTACAACGATCCAGGTACAGAATTATGAATCTACATTTAATGATTTCTATGTAGGTAACGGCATCTACATTTATAACACCCAGGCTGCGACCTCGCAGTTATTTGGTGTTTCAAAATATGTGTCCAATGCTGCGGGTAATTTCGTAACTCTTGACGGCACAGCGAATACTCAAAATATTCTGCCATCAATTACCAAATATTTGATTTCTCCAAGAGTTAAATTTACTTGTGACGGTAATACGATTCCAGCAGCCTACACAACGATTAACACTACTTCGAACTCTATTCTATCAGTGGTGATTATTAATACTGGATCATTTATTACATGGGCAAATGTAGCTTTCGTATCAAACCAAGCTACTGTAACAACTCAAGCAAATGCCTATGCGATTGTTGCCCCTGCTGGGGGACATGGATATGAACCATCTACTGAGTGTCGCATTAGAGGTATCGGAATTTCATTTACCTTTGCGAATTCAGAGGGCAATTCAATACCAACCAATATCAAATATAATAAAATTGGTCTATTAGTAAATCCTCTAACCTTAAATGCGAATGGAACTACTGGAAATGTATACACCGTGAATACCTATTCAGCGGTTTTACAAGCAAATATCAGCCCATCCACAACTTATGTGGTTGGTGACGTACTTATTGGACAATCGTCTAATGCTCGAGGAACTGTGGCGTTTTCAAATGGTACTAATGTGTATCTAACCGGTGATACTGACTTTATAGGGGGAGAAAACGTAACTTCATCTAATGGAACCATTGCGACCATTGCTATAAATACAATTGGGCAAATTTACACGAAAAATCTAAAACCGTTGTATGCCCAGAACATTTCTAATATTACCCGTTCGGCGAACACCTCAGAATCATTTAAATTGGTGATCACGATCTAAGGACGCTAAATGCCACAGAAAACTGACCTAAATGTGAATCCGTATTTCGATGATTTTGACGCCAATAATCAATATTATCGTATTCTGTTCAAGCCGTCTATACCTGTTCAAGCACGTGAACTTACCCAAGTTCAATCAATGCTACAGAATCAGATCGAGCAACTGGCATCTCTTAACCTTCGTAATGGTGATATTGTTTCAGGCTGTGCAATCAATGATATCCCAAATCTTCCTTTCGTTCGTCTTTCTGATTTCCAATCAAATGGATCAGCCTATACAATTGCGAGCTTAGTCAACACCCAGGTTGTTTCAACGACCTCAAATCTAACTGCACGAGTCCTCTATGGAACCTCTGGACAAGCCTCTCAATACCCAAATACAAACGTCGTTTACCTGAAATATATCAACACTGGTGCGAATGCTACTTCAAACCAGGTAACCACATTCTCTAATACTGATCAACTTGTATTCTACAAGATTCCTCGTACTGGAAACAATGTTGCTGATACCATTGCGATGGTAAATGCATATCCTTCTAACAGCACCACATCTTCTGTGGGTAATGCTCACGGCATTTCTGTTAGCGAGGGTGTCGTATTCCTATCTGGCTGCCTAGTGCAAGTCCTTAATCCGACATTTGGCGTAGTTAATGCGACAGGTACATATGCTTCAAATCTAGTAGTAGGGTTTATAGCATCTGAATCAATCATTAACTCAAATCAAGACCAAAGTCTGCTTGATAATGCCCTTGGATATAGCAACGAGAATGCACCAGGTGCTGATCGTCTAAAGATCGAACCGGGGTTAATTGCTCTTGATCCAGCCATAGCGGCTAATACTGCTGGATTCAATCCAATTGTCCAATACAATTTTGGCTCAATTATCTCTTCTGCGGTAGCGGGATCAAATCTATATTCTATCGTTGAATCAGCGATTGCCCAGAATATTAATGATGAAGCTGGTAATTATGTTGTCAACCCGTTTGCTGTTGACTCAGTAACTAATGTTCCTGGTAATACCATTGTGGCGAATCTAAGCTCAAACAATTATCTTACCCGTATTGCTCCAGGTCTTGGTTATGCCCAAGGTTACCGTGTTGAGCTGCTAAAGACTGCTTATGTCCAAACAAGACGTGGTACTGATACACAGGTTAATAAGAGTCAACAAATATCATTCAATTATGGCAGCTATTTCGTTCTGCAGGAAGTTGCTGGTAACTTCAGCATCAATACCTCAACGCCAGTATCTCTATATGCAAATGTTCAAGGTGCTGTAACGAACCGCACCTATGCTTCTGCAGTGCCATCAGGTACGCTAATTGGAAATGCTGCGGTTCGTTGTTTCTCATATAACAATGGCGTTCCTGGTACTAATACTGCTCAATATATTCTCCACGTTTACAATATCCAAATCGCAAATGGATATAATTCAGGTCAAGTTAAATCAGTTTATTTCAATGGCACTAACAAAGGTGTTGGAGATATTGTAAGCTCTGGTATTATTGGCACAGGGTTTGACGACCAATTATATTCCTTTGGTGCTAATGGTATTAAATATCTCCGTGATGCCAGCAATAACAATAACACAGAATATGTGTATCGGACAACCGCGACTGGTACCATGGGTACTACAGGTAACCTAGTTGTTACCCTAGCTGCATCACAACCTGGTGGTGTTGATATTCTACCTTATGGCACAGGAATTCTAAGCGACAGCCAAGCATATTCCATTATCCTAACTGCATCAGCAAATGTTGATACAGCAAACCTGTCTGGTACAGTTGCATCAAACACTGTTAATTCAGCTATTGTGGGTTCAGGCACAACCTTCCTAACCGATTTCAATATTGGCGCAAGCATTAAAGTCAATTCGCAGATTCGTACCGTTAATTCAATTTCAAACAATACGTTCATGACGGTTGATGCCCCGTTTGCTGCAAATATTGTAGCCAACACTTATGTGAAGTCATATATTACTGGTAAGGTTATTCCGTTCCAACAGGCCACTATTGGTAAAACAGGTTTTGTGAATGTAACTAATACAACCTCATTTACCATTGCATCAGGCGAGAAACCAGTCTCTACGCTATCTTGCTCAGTGACTTATGATGTTATGAGAACCAGTGCATCTCCTGCCCAGAAGGTGATCAACAAGAGTCGTTTCGTTTGCATTAACACTGCTAACAATGTTGGAGGTCCAAATGGACCTTGGTGCCTAGGATTCTCAGATGTTCATAGAGTACGTAAGGTCTGGGGAACATCAAATGGTGCTTATACAGTAAATGGTACTGACCTTACTTCATCATTTGTTTGGGATATAGGTCAACAAGATTCAAATTATAGTCTAGCATATATTTACCCGAAGACTGCAATCTCAGCAAATTGCTTGCTCGTTCAGCTTGATTATTTCTCAGTAAACACCGCACCTGGTGCTGGATTCTTTACTGTTGAATCATACCCAATTGATGATATTAACTCTTCAAACAACAATGCCATCGATACTAAGAGCATTCCTGTTTACATTGACGGCAATGGTAATAAGAACTTCCTCCGTGATATGGTGGACTTTAGAACACCAGCGGCAAACACTGCTGCTGATACTGGGTTCATTGATATTAGCAATACTTCACAAGTTACAACTGGTGTTGCAGCGGCCACGGTAAATCCATCAACTACTCTCACGTTTAATATACCTGCTGGTGGCGTGAATAACCCATCATTTGGTCGTAACTTCCAAGCTGATTATACTCGTTATCTGCCTCGTAAGGATCTGTTGATGATTACAACAGATAACGTTCTTAAGATTAAGGAAGGTGTATCTCAAGTAAATCCACAAACTCCTCTATATCCAGATGGAGTAATGGTGCTGTCTGTTATTAACGTTCCGCCATATCCGTCACTAACAACTGATCAAGCGGATAGTTTGCTTTCAATCAACCAGGCTTCGAAGAACCTGGTACGTGATCTATCTACAATGATTACATCATCTCTGGTAACGAATCGTCGTTATTCAATGAGAGATATTGGTGTGTTGGATCAACGTATTACAAATCTTGAATATTATCAACAGTTAACAATCCTTGAAAAACAAGCGACATCAATGACTGTTACTGACCAAAATGGTCTGGATCGTTTCAAGAATGGTATCTTTGTGGATCCATTCTCCGACTTTACGTTGTGCGCTGTTACGAACCCTGAATTCTCAATTGCGATTGATCAGGCCAAGGGTATAGCTCGTCCAAAGATTAATCGTGAAGTAATAAGAATTAAATTCAATTCTGGTTCTTCACCAAATGTGACACAGACAGGTCGTCTAATCACATTACCATATCTTGAAACAACGTTCCTATCCCAGCCCTATGCTACTAAATATAGGTCAGCGGCTCTAGTTGCTTATGCTTGGAATGGTACAATTATCCTGATGCCGTCATATGACAACCACCAGGATATTAACAACACCGGTTCAATCAACATGGTCGTGGACAATGCTACTCCATGGCAAGAATTTGCAAATACACCATTTGCTTCAAGCTGGGGTGATTGGAGAACGACAACAAATACACAGTCATCAACTGTAACAACTGGTCATCAGGATGTCACAACGGTGGTGAATAATGTATATGTGACTAATACAGTATATCAATATGTGAACACCTACACATGGGTTGGTGTGGGGTCAGAATTGGCTACAGGATATACATGGGATTATTCTCAATCCTACCAAACAAATATTCAACTTATGAACTCCCAGTATGCCTCAACATTTGCAGTTATGGTCCAGGGCAGCTAATACGAGAAGTTAATGACAGCAACACAAACGACGACAACTACTACAACCACAACTTCTACAGCCACTGGTCAACAAATAGTTGTTTCATCTCAAGCCAATACACAGCAAGTAGGAAATTTCGTTACAGACGTTTCCTTACAGCCATATATTGCATCTACAATTATCTCATTCTATGCATACAACATGAAGCCAAATTGCTTGCTTCATGTGTTCTTCGATAGCGTAAATGTTGATCAGTATTGCGCTCCCGGCATTGTAACTGGAACTGATACTTCAGATTATAATTCAGTTACTCGTACCGCTGCATTTGGCACTGCCATTTATTCGGATTCTGCAGGTACTGTTGCAGGTCAATTCCAGGTACCTGCTGCTACGTTTAAGACAGGCGATCGTATTTTAGAACTGTGTGACGTTGCATCACTCACACAGGGTTACTCATCAATTACGACACAAGCGACGTCAAACTTTACTGCTTCTAACCTCAACGTTACAAAGCAGGGCGTAACATTGACGACAGTAAACCCAACAATAAGTGTTGGGACTGTATCTAATACAATTGTAACCTCTCAGACATCAACTAATACTACAGTACTTCCTGACCAGGTGGTGGTAGTGAACAATGTGATTACCAACACTCAGGTTGTCACAATTGCGAATACACAATACTATCTTTATTACACGGGTGGCCCAGAGCCTATTGCTCAGGCTCTTACAATTACCACCCCTAATAAACAGGCTGGTTTATATGCAACTTCGTTGGATTTGTATTTCCAACAACGCTCACTTATTGCTAATAATGGCGTATCAGTGTACTTGTGCGAAACAAAGAATGGATATCCCGATGGTGGTTCAATCCTTCCATTCTCACGAGTACATTTGCCGTATGCTAACATTGCGACATCAGCAGATGCAACAACGCCAACAAATTTCAAATTTGAATCACCAGTATATCTGCAAAATGATACTGAGTACGCCTTCATTGTTCAACCTGATGCTAATGATCCTGACTATAGAGTTTGGACAGCAAATATTGGTGATTTAGATGTCGCTACAGGAGTTCAAGTATTTTCTCAACCAGTAACAGGAACTGCATTCTATGGAGCGACAACTGTAGAATGGACTGCTCTGCAAACTGAGTATATTAAGTTCAATTTACGTAGAGCTTCATTCCTTAATGGCCAAGGTGATGCGTATTTCAATAATGCAAACACTGATTATGTTTCAGTATACAATATCGCATTTGCGAATACAACAGCAGCTTTCTTGCCTGGGGATTATGTTTACCAGTCAACTAACTCTACTGCAAATACCTCTAATACATCAAAATTTGGCATCCTGTCATATTACGACAGCGTAAAGCAAATTCTATATGTTGAGAATTCAACCGGTACCTTTACAAATAACTCATTTGTACAGGTGCATCGCTTTGCTAATGCTTCAGTGGCTACACCAAATACAACAACGCAAGTTGGTTATGCCAATACCGCAACACTTATTAATCCAGTGGTCGATGCTCTCGTCACGCAAGTAGCTACAATTACACCTCCCGGAACTGGTATTGTTTGGGGATATTCAGGTGTATCAAACACATATTCTGCTGATGCTGCCGAAAATAAAGTAACTCCTGGTTATGAAACCGAATTCTTTGACAAAGAACGTGTAGTTACTTCATTATCTACTGAAGTTTCATCAATGGGAAGTGCAAAATCTCTGACCTTGCATGCCAACCTTACGACTGATTCTTCATGGATTTCTCCTGTCATTGATACAGTACGTAATCAACAACTGGTCATCCAAAACAAGATAGATCCTGTAAGCTTCAACTACAATGAATTCTTTAATTACTCAAACACCCAATCGAAGTATATTTCAGAAATCATTACCCTTGCTGAAGGCCAGGATGCAGAGGATCTGCAGATTTCACTTACAGCACATAGGCCTGCTGGAACAGATGTCTCAGTTTGGGTCAAATTCCTAAACGGTGAGGACAGTGATCCTATATCAGTGAAGACTTGGACTCCTCTTATTAACAGAGGGCAATCAGTTTATGCTGACCCATCAAACCCAAACGATTTTCGTGAGTACAATTACATAACTCCATCTGGATACAGACCATTTATTACAAATGGTACGATTACTTGCACAAATGCATCAGCCAATATCACTGGCACAAGCACTGCATTTGGAACAGATGTTAAGGTTGGTTGGTGGGTCAATATGGCTCCAAACAATACATTTATTGAAACAGCTAGGCAGATTATTTCAATCACAAATAATACATTCATGACCTTGAGTGCACCATTCAATGGCAATTACACTGCGAATGCATATTTCCTAGTTGCTCCTCCAACTACTGCTTTGCTGTCAACAAATACTCAATACCAGCTTACCGGTACAGTAACAGTTTCAAGCACAAACAATGCGGTTATTGGTTCAGGCACCAATTTCAATGGTCAACTGATTGCGGGGTCAATCATCAAATCAGCGAATGATCAACATGTAGTGGTTTCAGTTACAAACTCAACATACCTAACAACAGACACACCGTTCCTAAATACTTCCACTGGAGCTAATGCCTTTATAGTGGTTCCAGCAGGTATTTCTTATCTGAATACACTGAATAATTTGTTTACCACATATAAGCAATTCCAGATCAAAATTGTACTTCAATCAAATGACAGCTCAAAGGTTCCGTTGCTTGACGACCTCAGAGCATTGGCGCTTCAACTATGAACGATAAATACATTCAGACGGATGTTCCTGGACTGGTTAAAGACCGTAATTCAGGAGCTATCCTAAACGTAGATAATTTGAAATTAAAGGCGTATAGACAGCAAAAGAAGCTGATGACTACGCAAACTGATGCAAATCAGAGGCTTGATCAACTAGAGGGCGATGTAGCCGACATCAAGGACATGTTGTCCAAAATACTGGAGCTAGTAGCTAATAAATGACTATTGCCGTCGCCAACGTTGCCAATACCAACACCTTCTTGTTTTGGCAGAGCATTACCAATCAGCTGGCACTTAATATGTCAACTGCCGTTGTCACTACGACTGCAAATGGCACTTCAGCACAAACTTCAGGTAATGCAGCGATTGGAGGCACATTCTTTGCCAACATTCACTTAGCAAACACTATTACTGCAAATTCATTGATGTTTGTAGGTAACTCAACTGTAAATACTCAACTTACAAACACATCGCTGATTATAGCGAATTCTACAGTAACATTTACGGTTGTTGCCCCAACTACAACCCAAGTTTCAAATGGTCAATATTTCCTGAATGCTAACGGCTCCTATGCTGTTGTTTCACTTACCACAATTACCCCTGGTACGACGACAACAACAGGAACATCACAGCAGACAATTGACCAATGGCCACTCGCTACCTACAGAGCAGCAGAATATCTGTTGAATGTATGGGACAACAATGCAAACAACAAATACTCATCAAAACTAACCCTAATGCATGATAACACAGCGGCTTGGTTAACTGAATATTCTCAAATCACAACGAACTCATCAGTGGGTGTATTTGCAGCAACGGTCAGTGGAGCGAATGTAGTATTACAGTTTACACCATCATCAACTAACTCAACTGTACGATTTGCAAGGACGATAGTGTAATGGCCACGAAGATTAACATTGAAATTGATCAAGGAGCCACTTTTATGCATGTATTCTCGGTCATTGATAATGCTCAAAATCCATATGATTTAACGGGTTATACTGCTCAATCACAAATGAAACGCTGGTATAGTTCGGCCATATCTATCAATTTAGGAGCAACGGTTAACGTAAGTACCGGTTCAGTAGAATTAGCTCTAGCACCGATTGCTACCTCAAATATTGCAAGCGGACGTTATGTTTATGATGTAATGTTAACTGATCCATTCAATAATATAAACAGGATTGCTGAAGGTGAAGTAAGGGTAAATCCTGGTGTAACTAATTCAAATATTGAAACTACACCAAATACATACAATGCAAACGTTAATTATGTGGTTGTACCACTTCTAGGTTAAAAAGGTATAAATAATGGGAATTAAAGGTGGTCTTTTAGCTGAATCAAATGCAAAGGAAGCAACAATTCAAGCAGTTGTCATTCGGGCAGATGGTACTAGGGAAGATCTAGGCGTTGTATCATATTGGCATAAAAACTCAATGATGAATTGGTGGGGTAATTTACTCATAAAACTTAAAGGAAGATAACGTTGGTCGCAAGAGTTCAAAATGCCGGTTTGGCAAGAATCACATCGCTGTTAACAGCAGCTTCATGGTGGCTTCAATGGGGCACGGGTTCAGCCGCGGCTGCTTCTGCTACCGCCGTAACCACTACCACAACAACAGAAGCTCGTTCATCAGCTACTCCAGCACAAGGTACAACCACTGTCACTAATGACAAGATGGTGCTTACAGGCACAATCACTGCGGCTGGCACTCGTGCGATTACTGAAGTTGGTGCATTTGATGCTGCCGGATCTGGATCTCCACCTACTGGAGGAAACATGGATGTTTATGGTGACTTCACCGTTATCAATCTAGCTTCAGGTGACTCAATCGCTTTTACAATTAACGTTACGTTCTCATAATCAATGGCATTTGCAGATCGTGTATTAGAAACTACAACAGACACCGGAACTGGCAATCTTACATTGTTAGGAGCCGTTACTGGATATCGGTCTTTTAATACAGCGTTCGGTCTCAATTTATCCTTCGAATATACCATCGTTGCGGTGGATGGTTCAGGAAATCCTACTGGCGATTGGGAAGTGGGTGATGGTTATCTGTCTGGTTCAACGACTTTTGTTCGTGTTCAGGTTCGTTCCTCATCAAATTCAGATGCATTAGTATCATTCGCTGCAGGAACTAAACAGATTTTTTGTACCTTTCCAGCTCATCGGGCCCGAGCCGCAACAAGATCCTTTAACCTTCAATATGGATTACAATAATGGCCGGGCTTAATACCGACGCAATATTTTCTAGAGCTCCAGATGTTCAATGGATTAGTTATCTCACGACGGCTAATACAACGGCAGATCTAACTGCGGGTACATCGTATCTTCTCTTTACAGCCGATGCAACGAATGGCGGTTTCGTGCAGAAGATACGTTTTCGCATGACCCCCGCTGGTACATCAACAGCAACCGTTTGTCGAATTTGGATTAATAATGGATCAACTACTGGTACAGCGACAAACAACATTCTATATGATGAGATAACACTTCCAGCAACAGCAGCTTCAGGCACCGCTGCAACTCCTTCGTATGAAATACCACTAAACTTTGCGTTACCTGCCGGATTTAAATTATACGCAACAATTCACACAGCATCAACTAATGGTTGGGCGGCTACAGTTGTTGGTGGCAAATACTAATGACCAATTATAATAAAATACATTTCGATTATGCTCCATGGGGAATGATTGACGGATATCAGGAAGTCGTTGATGGATATGAAACACGTCTTTTGTCATTAAATGGAGAAGAATTACCAATTGTTGGTGCTCAATATGGTTATTTTATTACCGAAGCAAATGTTACGCCTCCGGTAATCAATGCTCAATGAATTATTTCATTTTCCAGAAGGCACTGGCCGGGTTATTGTACGAACTTTCTTGTCACAAGAACTGCAATCTACGGCCAATTGGATGCCTTATGAGCTTCCACGAAACCATTCAATGGTTTCCATAACCGCCATTGGTCCGGGAGGTGCTGGTGGTAATGGATTTACAGGTGCTTCTGCATCCAATCGAGGTGGTGGAGGTGGCGGAGGAAGTGGTGCATTAACCCGTCTTATAATTCCACGATTTTTTTTACCTAACGTACTTTATGTTCAGCTTGGAAAGGCTGGACCTAGTGCCACAGTTACATATGTTGGTACCGCTTCTGGTGCTACCGGATCAGCGTCTATTATTGTATCCGCATCCGGGGGAGGATTAGGTGGGGCTGGAACTAGTGCTGCAGGAGGATCCGCAGGATCTGGTGGTTCAGCAATGGTGGCTTCTGGCAGTGCTTTTATAGGCGCTGGTATATTTACGGCAATTGCAGGCCAAAATGGTGCAACCGGTGGCGCAACATCAACAGGTACCTCAGTTAGTCTTAGTGCTAGCGGTATATTAGTAACAGGGGGAGCAGGTGGTGGTGGCGTGACAAGCACGGATAGCGCAGGGGGAGATGTCAGTGCAGCAGGTCTAATACCTAATATACCTGGAGCGGCAGCCGGATCTAATAACGGATCTGATGGTATAGTAAAATTTCCGATATTCACAGGAGGAACTGGCGGTGGTTCTTCAGATGCCGGCATTGGTGGTAACGGTGGTAATGGAGCAATTGGTGGCGGTGGTGGCGGGGGTGGCGGCGGTACCACTGGAGGAACTGGTGGAAATGGCGGTCTCAGCATGGTTATAATCGCAAGTTGGTAAAATGCTCGATTTAAATTTTTTACCTCCTGGATCAACTGCTATTGCACAACAATGGTTTATTAGTGGCGGAGTATGGCAGCCATTTGCAATTCCACGTGGATGCTCACAAGTTTTTATGCTTGGCATTGGTGCTGGTGGCGGTGGTGGTGGTGGTTTAACTGGCGCTTCTGCATCTAATCGGGGTGGTGGTGCAGGTGGTGGTACAGGAGCTATAACACGATGTTTATTCTCTAGATTCACCCTTCCTGATATTATTTACATCCAAGCCGGACTAGGTACTGGTAATTTTGGTGCAGCAAGTTCTGCAGGAACTGCTGGTGGTGCTTCAATGGTCGCAATACGACCTAGTTCTTCTGCACTCTATTTGTTTTTATTAGCTAATGGCGGTGGCGGCGGTGCTGCTGGCACGACATCAACAGCAACTGGTGGTTCCGGTGCGACCGTGACAACTGCTAGCCTTGCACAATTGATTTCTGGCTCAACTTGGAGTAGCTCTGCCGGAGAAAGTGGTGCAACAGGGGGAACAGGCGCCGGGACAACTGGTGGTATTGGATCAAGTAAAACATGGGGGCAAACTGGTTTGCTAATGGATGCCGGAGCAGGTGGCGGAGGATGTGGTACTACGAACAACTCAACTAATGGTGGTGGTCAAAATATATCAGGACCAATCCCACAGCTTTCTGGAAGCACTGGTAATGGTGTTGATGGCATTATAAAGTATCAACCTTTTGCAACTTGCGGCGGAACTGGTGGAGGTTCAAATGGAGCGGGCACAGGTGGCAATGGTGGTAATGGGATTATGGGTTCTGGAGGTGGCGGTGGCGGCGGTGGTTTAACTGGAGGAACTGGTGGAAGTGGAGGAAATGGGGGTGTATTTATTGTGTGCTTTTAAATGTTAGATCTTTGGCATTTTCCACAGAACGGAACTACTGAATCCTTTTTTGGTCAAAATAATACGTCTGATTGGCGTGGTTATTCGCTTCCACGTGGCGCTGGAATGGTATTCATTCTGGTAATTGGCTCAGGTGGTGGCGGTGGTGGTGGACAATCACAAGCAACCGCTGCTAGTCGTGGTGCTGGTGGAGGAGGAGGCTCTGGATCAATATCACAATTAATAATTCCGCGCATTTATTTACCTGATATTCTCTTTGTGCAAGTTGCACCAGGTGGTATAGGTGGTGCTGCTGGTGTTGCAGGCACTGCTGGAACCACTTCATATGTTTCCGCATATCCTAGTTCATCACATCCAACCATCAATAATATTTTAATGGCACCTGGAGGAGGTGCTGGTGGAGTATCAACAAGTGGTGGTGCGGCAGGAACTGCTGGATCAAGTATTACAACAGTTAGTTGCCCATTTGCGTCTTATGGTCAATTTATTAGCACTGCCGGACAGGCAGGAACTGCTGGAGCAGGAGCATCTGCGGCTGGTACCGCAGTCATCTGGGGGGCTACCGGCATCTTTGTAAGTGGCGGTGCTGGCGGTGGTGGTGGTAATACAGGATCTGCTGGAGGAAATATCACCGGAGATACCATACATGGCATAATTCCGACTATTTCTGGTGGTTTAGCAGGAACAAACAATGGAAATTCTGGCTACGAAAACCGTTTAAGGATGTTATTTACTGGCGGTGCTGGTGGAGGGGGAAATTCAACTACAGCCGGGGCCGGTGGAAATGGTGGATTGGGCTGTGGCGGCGGTGGCGGGGGTGGCGGCACTACAGGTGGTGCCGGTGGAAATGGCGGAAATGGGCTTGTGATCATAAGTACATGGTAAAGGAATATACATGCTTGGCCATAACCCCATCAGTTCTAATCCAGTATCGTCGATAAGTAAAGCAGGCAGTTCTGCTAGTACATTTAATCAAGCGATAACTGTAGCTTCTACCACGACAACCAGTTTTGTTAAACAAACGGGCAAAATCGTCACGATTATTTCTACCAGTGTTTCAACATTCATTAAACAAACAAATAAATTAGTTGCGGTTGCAAGTACATCTGTGACTTCAGTTGTAAAGTCGGCTAGAAAATCCATAGCCGTAGCTAGTAGCTCAGTAACTTCCGTAAACACAGTAAAAACCTTCTTAAAATCAATCGCAGTTTCCTCAACTACAGCGACTTCATTGTCACGACAAATTGGAAAAATTGTTGCAGTTGCGTCAACTTCAATTACTACATTATCACGACGGGTAAATAAAACGGTTGGTGTAACCTCAACCAGTTTGACTGCAACTATTAAACAAACTGCCAAATCAATATCTCTAACTTCAATCACTACAACTGTCATTAATGCTGCAAGAGCATTTTTGAAAACAATTGCGGTTTCCTCAACTTCTTCCTCATCTATATTAAAACAAACAGGTAAGATTAAGAATATCACATCTCTATCTGTTACTGCAATTACAAAGCAGATAGGCAAAGCATTATCTGTATCTTCAATTACTGCAACAATTGTAAGCGCTTCAAGGGCTTTCTTAAAATCAATTACAGTTACTTCATCTACCTCAACATCAATGTTAAGGCAGGTAGGCAAGATAATACCAATATCGTCGTCTTCAATTGTTGTGTTTTTACGTCAGATAGGTAAATTAGTAACTGTAACGAATGCTTCAGCTGTTCTAATTTCTAAAGCTGCAAGTAAGTTTGTGAACATCACATCAACTACTGTTACGTCAGCAAATGCTTCTAAGGCTTTCCTGAAGACAATTACAATTGCTTCAACTACGGTAGTTTCATTTGTTAGACAAATGAGTAAGAGTATTGCTATTTCTAGCATTACCTCTGTTACGATAACAAAATTATCAGCCTTCTTAAAGACCATTACTGTTTCATCTATTACCGCTTCAATTGTTGTTAAACAAACAAGCAAATCTCTTGTTGTTAGCGGTATGAGTGCTGTCATCGTAGCTACGAATAAAACAAAAAATATGATAGTGAATATTGTATCCGTTTCTGTAGTTTCAGTTAATCGTAGCGTGATGAAAATATTGGATTTAGTTTCTAGCAGCTTCGTGGCATTGAATAATGCGGTATCTAAAACAATAAGCTTGATTTCTTCTTCAATTACATCAATCCGAATATCACAAGCGGTACCTGTGATTATTGAAATAACTGTTTCTTCAGTGACTATGCTTTCCAAAGAGATTGGAAAAACCGTAAGTGGTTTTGTGAGTTCGCTTATTACAATTATGTGGGAAGCTGGTCATAAAATTCATATTTTGTTTAAGCCGACAAAATCTCAGGTTAAATTTCCATCACCAACAATGTCAAAGACGGCCCTTGTCTCACAGAAAGACACCAAGGTACACCTAAACCAATCTACAAATGTTAGCACTCTGAATAACATAGAAAATCATAAATCAACTCAGATTAAGATCGCAAATAACAGTCCAAATAATAAGATAATTGAATAAATACCAATTATGACTGAACCAATAGCATACGCATTCTCCAATTCTGGAGTGTATTATACAAATGACGGAACAAATTTCGTCATTAATACCACTGCGAATTCAACCCTTTCAGGTCTTGGTAATGTGGTGGTTCTGTCGTATGCAAATATCATAATTGGCAATTCGTCAGTCTACAACTATATAAACTCAACTTCTTGGTCTGGCATTGTAACCAAAAAGAACTACATCGTCAACGGCGGCATGCAAGTGTCGCAGGAGAACGGTACGACTACAGGGACAGGTGGCGGCGCCGGTGTCTATTATCCAGTCGATCAGTTTTTTGTCGCTGTTGGCGGAACGACTACTGCCGTTATTTCTTCCTCACAGGTCGAGAGCAGAACGCCAGGAGGTTCGCCCTATCGATTGCGAGCCACTGTCACGACGGCGGATACTGTAGTCGACTCTGGTGATGTCTGTACCATTCGCCAATATATCGAAGGCTATCGTGTTGCCGACCTAAAATTCGGTACTAGTTCTGCCAAGACCATGACTCTTCAGTTCGGTATTAGGGCGCCGGCTGGAACATATTCCATAGGTATTTGGAATGGTGGCGCTACCCGAGTCTTCATCGCGGAATATGTCATTTCTGCCGCAGAGGCGAACACTGACATTGTGAAGTCGGTTACTATTCCTGGGGATCAGATTGGCACTTGGGCCGCCGACAACACGGCCGGCTTCATGTTGTTTTGGTCGTTGATGGCGGGAAGCAATTCACAGGGAACGGTCGGATCATGGAATTCGGTCGTCTCGAATTCGCTGGCCTCTCCCAATCAGACCAATTTTGCCGCGACGAACGGCAACGTCTTCGAGCTGTTCGACGTCGGTCTCTACGAAGGTAGCGTTGCTCCTCCATTCTCTCTAAGATACTACAGTGAAGATCTACATGATTGTATGAGATACTTTCAAGTATCAAACCCAACAAACCCAAAAGGCATAGGAATTGGCATGATCTCAATGAGTACATTATCCACAACATTTGGCGTTGGTAACTGGACTTTCCCTGTTCCTATGAGAACTACCCCATTATATACATATTGGAATAATGGCACCCAAAATGCTGCACGCATAACAGCTACTGGTGTTCAGATTGCATTAACAAGCGCATCTCCAATTGGCGGCGGCTGTCGTTACGGAATTGGTGGCATAGTTCAATCAGGCACTACATTTACAGTTGGCAGCGGTGTTGATTATGATATGCAATTCAACGCTCGACTATAAATAAAAAACTCTAACATTAGGGAAAGGGAACTATGCCAGGAGATACTCCATTTTATGCAAAGAATGGCCTTGTAGCTAATACAGGCTTTATCGCAAATTCAACCCAAGTTACTCTTGGGGCAAATATCACGGTAAACACGTCAGCGATGGGAATCTCTGGATCCACCGCAAACCTGATAATTAATTCAACAGCGCTATTTATCGGTAATTCTACACAGAATGTTGTTATTACTTCAACATTTACTGCTGCGGTAAATCTCAACTCAACATATACATGGACAAATACCCACACCTTCAATAGTACTGTTACCTTAAATGGTACAGTAAATGATGGTGCGGCCACATTCCAAAGCCAAGTAGTGACAGATGCTGCTACTATTACTGCCAATTGTGCTAATGGCCGAGTTATGACTGTAACTCTTGGTGGAAACAGAACCTTCGCTAATTGTACAGCGCAAACGGTTGGTACCTACATTCTTCATGTTGTACAGGATGCGACCGGTGGTCGTACGTTAACATGGGGTGGCATGTACAAATGGCCACAAGGCACAGCGCCTGTTCTTTCGACAGGAGCGAATAAGCGAGATATTCTTTCATTCATTTGTGATGGTACCAATATGTACGGTTCCTTCATGCCAGACGTAAGATAATGCCCTTTATAGCACCTATCACTCGATTAAATCGAATTGCGGTTGTTACGGGAAACAATCTCAATATTTCTACCCTAGTTGGTAACCCAGGTTATCCACATAATCTCTTCGTGACTGTTTCAGGAAATGTCTTCTCAACATCTGCTGGTGTCCCTGCATTAGACACAGGTTCTGGCTGGACTGCTGGAACCTTTGTTCAAATAAATTTTTCAGCAAATCAAGTTACAGGTGCTGTTGGGTCAACAGGTACTATTGGAACAACAGGAACAACAGGAACTCCTGGATCCACTGGTAATACAGGAACAACAGGAACTCCTGGATCCACTGGTAATACAGGGTCCATTGGGTCCACAGGTACACCAGGATCAACTGGATCAACTGGATCAACTGGATCTCACGGTGCTGGTGGTGCTGGTGGTCAAGGTGGTGGATCATTCACTGGTGGTGCTGGGTTTGCTGGTAATGGAGGATCACCTGGAGGCATTGGAGGCACTGGTGGGCCTGGAGGCACTGGTGGGCCTGGAGGAACTGGTGGGCCTGGTGCTATTGGAGGCACTGGTGGTCCTGGAGGAACTGGTGCTATTGGAGGCACTGGTGGGCCTGGAGGAACTGGTAACATAGGTGGCACAGGTGGCATTGGCAGCACCGCAATTAATGTACCTACTAACGCAAATGTTATAATCGCATTAGTTACAGCAGGGTTGTCAATAGCTGGAGGAACAGGCGGACCCGGTGGCCCCGGTGGCCCTGGAGGAACAGGCGGACCCGGTGGACCCGGTGGCCCTGGAGGAACAGGTGGACCCGGTGGACCCGGTGGCCCTGGAGGTCCTGGTGGGCCCGGTGGTCCACGAGGTCCTGGTGGTCCTGGTGGACCTGGTGGCGTAGGCGGTGGTGGCGG